ATTAATCAAACTAAATGTTATTTCTTCATTAGGAACAATACCTGGTGACCAAGGTAGACCAGTTAATTTATATCATTTGAATGATGAGTTACCTGAAGTGATTGAAAGAAAACAAATTCAACAAATCCCAACCGCAGTTAAACTTGAATTACAATTCACAGAAGAAGGTGAAATTGATATTGAGAAAATGATTGATAAGTTAGATTTGGTATTATCAAAAATTTCTCGTAAATTTAAATTAAATTATTAAAAACTAAACAATAAAGAAAATGGCAAATTGTCCTGAATTTTACAGCACAGATATTAAAATCTTGCAACAATCTCAAAGTAAACTGGCATTAGAGTATTTAAATCTAATGGGTGTTAAACCTACCGTAGAAGAACTTTGGAGGGTAACTGAAGTATTTGTTCAATGTTGTCTTCATAAACAAGACGATGACCTTAAAAAAAGAATTAAGGCGTTGGATGAGTGGGTGGTAAAAAAAAGAAAGTAATGGAAGAATTTATGAAGTACATGACCGACAACTATGAAGGTCTATATGATATATACATAACTAACGTTCACGATGATAGTATTACATTTGAGAACTTTTGTTTAAAGATGTATCACGAACATTTAAAAACGAGTAAGTAAAGAATTGGGTGGTTTGGTGTACCACCCTTTTTTTTATTAAACATTTTGTAATTCAAAATATTTTTTATATATTTATACAGGTGGGGGGAGTCTTTTAATATTCTGTATATTCTATGATTTGCCATATCTTGACGACCCCCACTATTGTTTATAATAAATAGAAAGCATAAGAAACCCTACTGATTTTATCGGTGGGGTTTTTTGTTGATTATAAATGAGTTATAAAAAACTTTAAAAAAGATTTGGATGGTAAGAAAACCCGCCGTACATTTGTTGAAACAAAAACAAATAGATATGACACCAATTATTGTAAAAAAAGGATGGGTAATGTATGAAGTACCCAATCAAATGGAAACCACTTATTGTCTATACAAATTACAAAAGTGTGGATGTGCGGATTCAGTTGCTTTATATGTTGAGGCAGATGAACAAGATGCGATTGATATATTTAAAAAACATATTCCGTTATTACCAAAAGGTAAGAATATTAATATGGGTAGTTTATTAATTAAAAGTAAATTAAAACACATTAGTTAGGTTTGTCTCTATATTGTTCCTAACTATAAAGGGTCCTTCGTAGGGACCCTTTTCTTATTTTAAGACGATTTAAGACTACTTCTTTTCCCATTGACCATAACATATGGCTGCGGCTTGTTCCTGTCCATACTCGTCAATTAACTTACTAATACAACGACTTATGAATGTTTGTTCATCCTCACCTTCTGGTGAAGGGATTGGGAAACCTTCTTTTACTTTCTTTGCTTTAATGGGAACACAATTTGGTACTTCTTTACCATCTAACATCTTGGTACCTATTTGTTCATATCCATTCCAACACGGACCATCTTCAGCCATTTCTTTTGGTTTCTTAATATCAGATAATTTAAATCTAAGTTTTACGATTTGTTCTAAATTCATATTAATATTTTTTGTATTGCTTAAAGGTTAGTTCTTTATTAAACAGATATACCGATTCAAAATTGTGATGAATCCACGCTGTATATTCTTCCTGAGTTATATTAATTTTCCTATCCAAATTCATGGGTAAAACCCTTGCGAAATATTGTGACTTTGTTGTCATCGTTAATTCTTCTTTTGTTGGGTATGGTAATTTATAATCCATTAGTATTTTTCAGTTCTTTATTTTCCTTTTTTAAACTATCAATTGTTGTTTCTAATCTAACAATATGGGAGGTTAATTCCTCAACCTTTTTACCCAAGTCATCAATGATGACCTGATATATTTTAATAGATTTTTCAAGGTTTTCTAAACGACCACCTTCTATCTCATTCTTTGATTTTCTATATCCCACAAAATAACCAATCAATGTGGTTACAATTGTTAATATTATTTGTTCTATCATTTCTTTTCTGTCCAACAAGTAAATTCGTAAGAAGGTATTGTTGTTGTTGTTTTTATATACATATTATTTTAGTTTAATATCCGCAATCCATGCAAGGTGGGTCGTAGTGTGCTCTATCACTATATACATCTAAATTTCTCATTGATTGTGCCAATGAATAACCATATCTTGTTGTATGATTTAAGTAAATTGGTGAACGATAAGAATCTGATTTTGCTGGCAACATTCCATCAATACTTGATTGAGTATTATATTGTGGGAACTTGTTCTGTCCACGTCCTGTGATAAGATAATCTTGCAATCTCATCATATAAAAATCTGAACGTTGTTTCTGAATTGTTCTCAAATACTGCATTGTCTGTATATCTACAGCCTGTGCTGACTGCATTTCCCCCACAACTATCGCACGATTCATCGTTCTGTAGTGTAGGTGAGGTATCATCTCGTAATATGCGGTTTGTACAAGGTAGTCGGCGATATAATCATTTACCAATATTGTTTCATCAGCATTAAATGTATTACCTGTTGAGGATATTTGGTCCAACAAATGGTCATAAAAAAGTGTCCCTAATAAATTTTGAAGGTGTATATCCTGCGCAATACCAATTTCAGCACGAATTGTATCTAAATCTACGTTCTTATTGGTGTTAGTAAACGCTTTTAATTTTTGCTCGCTTATAAGTAACTTGTTAGCCATGTTATACTTGTGTTGGGGTTTCTGGTTTATCTACTACTAAAGGTGCTTGTTCAATGTCACCTACTTCATAAATTGTTAAAGGTTTAATTTCAAAAGTTGTTGGTCTTTCAAACTTCAGAGAACATAATTTATCAAATACTGATAGTAATTGTTTTTGGTATGGCATAATAACAGTTTTACGCACGTACTCTATGTGAGTAACAATCTCGTCTTTTGAACCTAATTTGTTTGCTGTACTGATACCAAATAATTCACCTGATGATATTCTATGTGCTGATAAGATTGAACGAACAATATTTTCTGATATTGCTTGGTAATATCCATCGTTTGCACTAGTTTCAATTTGTGTAATTTCAGGTGCAGTTTCCTTACTTTCATTGAATGAAATGATAGGACGACCAGCATTATTAACTGAACTAAATTGAGATTCTAATGCTCTTGTAATAACTCTTTGTTCCTCATCGTTTCCTAAACCATTGTTCATGTTTATCCAAAGACTTGGTAAACACCCGTTTTTAAGGTTATTAGCATGAAATTCGTGTACGTTTACATCTATTTCAATTGCTGCCAATCCACCTGAATAATCAGGATGTGGGTAGTATGATTGAGATGGGGAATATGATTTGTAATAATATATTTGAGATGGGTCACTTTCTTTGTTTGAAAATGCTCCGTATGCTGTAACAGGGAATTTCTTAATATTAGACCAATCAGCTGAGTAGTAATACTTTTCAACTTTATCAGTATCAGGATTAATTTTACCTGAACGGATTCTACTAAAATCCAAATGATATATTTCAGCAATAGTTTTTCTATCCTTAGACCAAATGACATTTAATGCAAATCCACCAAATAATACCAAATCTAATGCACATTTAGCCAAAACTTCTGATACATTTTCACTTTCATTAATTAAATTAATCGTTGCCATTGGGTTATTTAAGGATACAATCCCATCACCCAATATTTGTTCTTTCTTTGAAGTTATAATTGCTTTATGTATTGCACAATTATTATATCTTGAAATAAGATATTGTGGCATCAAGTTACCTTCACCATAAAGTACATACTCTAACCTATTAAAAACCTCCGAGAAGATTGGTAATAAAGGTTCTTGTGTAAATTGTGCTCTATTTAATTGGTATTTTTGTTTTTCTTCACTCATAATTAGTCTTGTATATATATGTAATTACTATTATCCTCGTTATTTGAGATATATTCTGTGTATGTATTACCTTGTTCAGTTGTTCCATTAAGACGTACCATACCTGTATAAACATTTGTTGTACCATTACCAAAAATATCTAATTGATATTGTCCTTCATAGTTCAAATCGTTAGTACTTAAATCTAAAACAATTTCACAATATCTAATATTTGCAGCATATTGTTGTGTATTACTGGTAGAAATAGTATATGATTTTACCTCTTGAGATAAAATGTGTTTGAAAGTAAGTGTGTATCCACTAAAATCGGTTCTTGAATTGTTATTAATGTTTAACACTAATTCATTCTCT